TCTTCAAAGCGCTTCTGACACTCGCGTTTCAGCCGCATATCCAGTTCGTGACCGTCTTTCCCGTGCACGCCGTAGTCGGCCATATTGTGCCAGTCGGCACGCAGCCACACCCAGCAGCCCCAAATATCGGATAGCTGCCGGCGGCCACCACCGTAAATATGATGCCGTGCGAGGTTCGTCGAGAATCCTGAGATATAGCATTCTCTCTTGTCCTGCATGATGCTTTTAGTCATCTGCCCCATTCCTCCTTCAATGCGTCAAGCTGTTGCGGGGTCAATGTCTCAATGCCAAGCGCCTTGCAGTCCTGTACGATGTTGTCGATCAGGCGCGCCATTTGCTTTGTGTCAAAGGTGGACGAGCCGTAATACAAGACCACATTCTTGCAGCCCTCTATTTTGCTGTCCATCACTTCCGTCTGCCAGCCGATACCGTTTTTGTTCCAGCCATCGCACAGCTTCTGCACGGCCTTCTCACGCACGCAGACGGTTTCTGTGTTGCCGCCAACGTCCCGCACCTCTCGGCGGTAAATCTCGCTCTTTGGCGTTCCTGTGGATTCTGCAAGCTTATCCAGCAACACCCATGAGTAAGCATTGGCATCGAGGCTCCGTTTCTCACGGTGCTTTTTGACGGTCACATCAACGTCTACCTCGTGCAGCTCGTCATACAGTATGCCGACGTTTTCCCGCGTTGCGATGGTGAGCAAATACCCACCATCGCGGGCAAGGGTCAAATCATGCAGTCGGGCTTTCATTTGCTTTTCTCCTTGCCATCATGCAAGCCCAGCAGAGCGGCGCTTTATAGGTCTTTCGCGCGTTCTCCGCGATCTCTGCGACCGTGTACGACTTGCCGCCGTGCGTCACCGGGTAGATGGGCTTGCCGCAGTCCTTGCAGGTGTTTTTCTCAACATCGCGCTTGTACTGTGCATTAAATGCGTCCATTTCTGCCTTGCTCGGTTTCTTGCCCTGCTGATGTTCGTACTCGTCCGTGTCAGCGTCCTTCGTGTCATCGATGCAAAACAAACCGTTCAACGCATACTTGCGTGCGTAGCTCGATGCCGTTCCGGTGATTTGGCTATCGTCCATGCCTTTCTTCTCGTTCGGCTCTCTGGCAAATGCTGTGGCGGTCACTGCATTGTCGCTCTCGCAGTCGTGCAATTGAGCCTGTGCGACCACATAAAACCTACCGCTTACCTCACGAATATCGTCCAGCAGCACCAGTGCCGTCTTGTGCTTCGCACAGATGGGCTTGACCGCTTCCAGAATGTCTTCACAGCTGCGGTACTTGTACTTGCCAAAGCTGTTGTACTGTCCCTTCGGGGCTTTCAGCTCCTGCTGGATTGCAGAGAGCTTTTCATAAATCCCATGGTTCTCCATCAGGTAACTCCTCCATTTTCAGCGGGCACCAAATACCGATGCCGCGTGTATCTGCGATGTATTCGCCGGTTCTCCGGCACTGGTTGCGCGAGTACGTTTCAAGCAACGGGCAGAACATACATTTAACCTCTTTGTTCGGGAAGTAGAGGTCTACCGTGCAGTGAGTGTACTCGCTTACGCCGTCAGTCTTCATCGCTTACCTCCGTTATCCATTCCTCGCCGCAGAAGGGGCATACCTGCACGAAACGTCGGTAATACCCGCGCTCGCCGTCGAGGTTCTCTTGCTCGCGGTAAATGGTCGGGTGTTCAAAATCCGCGCCGCATGATTCGCATTGATACATCACTCGTCGACCTCCAAATACGCCATCGCGCTCTGCACGCCGAAGATGCGCGCCGCCTGATGGTCGTTGAAAAACACGTCGATGTGGTTGCCGTTTACGCCGCCGCCGCAGTCCTCCGAGATGTAGCTGCGCTGAGTTCCGTCCGGCCAGATCAGCAGCACGCGCGAGCCGTAAGGTATAACCTTCGGGTCGACCGCGATCGTGCGCCCCTCGGTGGCCAGCGTGCCGGTCGCGGTGTAACCGCTCGCCCACTTGCCGCAGCAGCAGCGCCCGGGGCAATAGGCCGTCAGCGTAAACTCGCCGAGAAACACGTCGTTGCACACGGCACTTTCCGTCGCGGTCTTGTCCCACGCGGAGTCATATCCCTCGATGACTGCCGAGGATTCCTCGGGACTTGCTTCGACCGCCTGCGCGCTGGTGGCTAAGATTGCGACCACGATCAAGATGACCGTCGCGCCCAGACACGCCGCCGCGAACAGCGCCGATTCATCGGCCTTGCGCTGCTCTCTCGTGCGCTTGTCATGCCGTTTCATCGGGTCACCTCTTCCATCGTGATTTGTGCGGGCTTCTCAAACAGCGGGGCAAGCATTTCTTCTTGCGCCGCCTTGTAAAAGTTCCTGTCGATCTCAAATCTGTAAGCGTTCCGCCCCAATTCATACGCCGCACGGAGGGTGGTCGCGCTTCCCGCGCACGGGTCGATTACAACGTCGCCGGGATCCGTGAAAACTTCTATCAGCCGTTTTAGCACATTCACCGGCTTCTGCGTCGGGTGGATCTTTGGAATGTCCTTGCCGTCGCGCTCCCACTTCTGCCAGTCAAAAACCATCTTCCCCGTGCCGCGAATCGGTTTCCCATCTTCGCCGATCTCGCGCCCGTTGTTAAATTTCGGAAGCTTGTCACGGTAAAGCACTACCGCGAACTCCGTCGCGCCTACCACTCGCATATTGGCTTTAAGCACCTGCGCGGAATAGTTTTTGCAGAAAAACATCGGGTAGCTGTTCTTGAATCCGTACTGCTTACCGTACTCCATAACGGTCTGCATCTGGTCGAACGCGCAGAAAACAAGCATTGCAGGGGCTTGCCCTTTCTCCTTCGGCTCTTTCTTCAGAAGCCGATTGCAGAAGTGCATATACTCGGCGATCTTGAAATAGCCATCAGAGTTGAAAAAGCTGCTCTTTGCTTTTTTGCTCTCACCGTTTTTGTTGTCGCCGCCGATGTACCACGTCGGATTGCTCCCGTAAGCGTCAGCGCCAATATTGTAGGGAATGTCCGCGATCACAAGCTGCGCCTTTGGGATTCCGTATTTCTTGAAATTCTGAAAGTTGTCATGGTACAGCTCGCATTTCACCATCTGCACCCCCTGTCGATAAACGGAAGCAGCTCATACAGCACCTTGCACACCGCGCACGCGCCGATGACGGCAAGAGTCGCAGCCGTTGAGCGCGATCACCTCAGCGGCGATGCTACCGAAAAACAACGTGTCGATCATTTCGCGCCTCCGATCAGCATGAGCTTTTCCGCGTCCGTAAATTGCAAAACTCGGTCAAGCTCCCAAATTTCCTCTAACGTCCAGCGGGAACGCCCTGTCATTCTGTTACAAATTTGCGTTTCCGATAAGCCGATTTCCTCGCCCAGCTCCTTGCCGGTACGAATTAACGCCCGTCCCATCGCGCCGCGCACGGCTCGCTCAAGGTCATTTCGCCGTCGCGTTAACTGTTGTGGCTTTAACATCTTGCCTTTTCCTTTCTTCCGTGCTACAATAAGCACGGACACAATATCTTGTGGTGAGATTCGTCCGGTGCCCTGTTCGGCCTGCTACGCTGAACAGGGCTTTTCTTTACCCTGCAAGAAATTTTTCGATAAAATACTGCTGTCCCTTCCCGGTCACTTTCGTTGTCTTGCTCACAGTCACCGTGCCATCGGAATGCGTGATTGCCGTTTCTTTGACGGTGAAAAGGCCTAAATCCATTGACTTCTGCGTCGGCATATTGAAATCCAGACCTTTGCGGCGAATCAAATAACCATTTTCACGCATCCATCGGAATAGCCGATGCTGCCCGATATCCACGCCGTTTTGTTTCAGCAGTTTCGCCAGCTCGCCGACGAGGATTGAAGTCTTGCTTGCACTGACCGCATCGGCGAAAAGCACCTTCGGCGCGTCGGCCTCGATCTTGCTTTCAAGTTTCTTGAGCTTGTCTCCTGCGATTTGTAGCGCGCGGGCCATGACTTTCTCCGGGCTGTTCCAGTCCTTTTCGATTTGAAGGAAATACTGGCGGGCCTGCCTGCCCTTTTCGTTGCGCTGGATCATGCAAATCTCTTTCGCCATGTCAATGGTAAGCACGGCGTCTTTCTGATGTTGCGGGCCTCCTGCTGAGTTAGGGACAAAATTGTCCGTAACTAAAAAGTCCTCGCCATTGGTGAATCCGTACTCGCACATTCTCGGAAACCACTTGTGATAAGGGGTGTCGACTTCTAAGAAGTCGTGTAGGTCTCGCGCCGAAACCGCAGGGCGGTCATTGTTATAAGTGATTTTAATTAGTTCGTTCATGCGCCCACCTTATTGCCCTCTCTGATCTCGTCGGCACGCTTTCTCATTACCGACCATTTGCTTTGCTGGTTTTCGGCAAATTTCTCAGCCCGAATTTGTTTTAAGGCTTTACAGACTGCATTCTTGATATCATCGGTCATATCAACCCCGCATGCAGAAAGCGCATCCAAAACAATTTCAACTTGACGTTTTCGCTTCATGCGCCCTCCTTGCCCGCCCTTGCAGTCTGCGCGGCTTCTGATGCTGTTCTGATCTCCGTTTCGGTCACGCCGTACAATCTGGTCAGCGGTCGAATGTACTTGCTTGCGATACCATTCACACCGCGCTCCCAGTTCGACACCGCGGAAACTCTTACACGGAGTTTCTTTGCTACATCTTCCTGACGCAAACCGGCATTTTCTCGAATCCCTTTTAATTCCAAGCGTTCTCCCCTCCTTATAAAGTTCAGAACTTTATATTGACAAACGCAACCAACACCGCTATTATGTAAG